ACAAACAATTAAGGAAGGAACAACCAGAGGATATTGGAATATAAATGAAGAAATTAAAACTATTGATTGCGATGATGATTGTGTCGCCTCTCTACGCGGCTGACAACGAAATATATATTGACCAAAGCGGTTCTACAGCTAACATTGATTTAGAACAATTAGGTAATTCAAACATTATTGGTGGACTTAATTCTGTTGCAGGAACGCTTACAGCATTAGACTTAGACGGCCTAAATTTAACACTAGATATAAACCAAATAGGTAATAGTAATAAATTCTTAGGTGATATTCTTGGCGATAATATTACAGGTTTTTTTGAGTTTGACGGAGATAGTAATACTTTCACTATACAAGGTGATCCAACAGATACTTACGGTATTGATAGCTCAGACTATAATGTAGATGTAACTGGTAGTTCTAATACCTTTACATTAGATACAGGCACAAGCGCGTTAGCTGGCACATTAGACTTAGATTGGATTATTAACGGTGACAGCAACACATTTGATTTTGATATAAACTATGATGGTGCTACTAACTATGTTGATGTAGATGGAGATAGCAATACAGTAAACTTTACAGGAAGCGGATATGCAGACGGATATTTCTATCTTGACCACACAGGAAGCAGTAGAACATTCAACATCATACAATCATCAACATTGGTTTCTGACTGGTTGCAAATTACTTCTAGCGGTTCTAACGGTACAATTTGTGTCACTCAGAACGACGGCGGAACAAGCACCAGCTGTTGACGTAGGAAACATATCTGAATTAACTGGCAAAGCTAGTGTTGTTAGGGATAAACCATATAATGCTGAACTAGCATTTAACATTCAACAAAACGATGAAGCTGTAACGACTGATGGTCGTATGGCTATTAGGTTTTTAGACGATTCACAAGTAAAACTAACCGAACATTCGCAACTTACCATAGATGAATATATCTTTGACCCTAACCCTAGTAAATCTAAAATGGCTATTACCTTTGGTTTGGGTACAGCCAGGTTTATTACTGGTGGTTTAAACAAGATAGATAAAAACAATATAGATCTAAAAACTCCTACGGCAAACATAGCAATCAGAGGAACAGACTTTACAGTTACTGTAGATGAAATAGGTCGTAGTTTGTTAATTTTATTACCTGATATCAATGGTTTATCTAGTGGTGAAATAGTTGTTACTACAGCTATGGGTACAGTTACACTAAACAAACCTTACGAAGCTACTACAGTAGATGTATTTGAAAAGTCACCTACACCGCCTGTAATCCTAGACCTGACCTTAGATCTTATAGACAATATGCTAATTGTTAATCCACCAAAAGAAGAAGTAGTTATAGAAGAAAATGTACAAACACAAAAGAAAAATATACTGGATTTCAATGACTTAGACATAGATTACTTAGAAGAAGATTTTTTAGATTCAGAAAAAGAACTAGAGTTTACAGAGTTAGATATAAATTATCTTGATGTAAACTTCCTAGAAGATTTACTAGATGTTATAGACGCACTACAAGAAATCAAACAAGAAGATCAGTTAGCACAAGATGCCACATCTACAAACATAGTTGGTACAAAGCTAGGACAAGATTTACAAACACAAATAACATCTTTTATAACAGGCGAAGTATTAACTCTTATGCGTAGTGTTAGCGATACTGCTAGAGTAGATATAGATTCTGCTGGTAGTTATACTGTTATCTTTATACAAGATGGAACATCAAATATTGTAAAGATTAATGGTGGTTCTAGCAGCACAATTAAAATCACTCAAAGTAATTAATGAAGCGTTTACTATTCACAATACTTATAATACTAGGATTGCCATTAGTATTTCAAAGCACGCCTACAGAGATACTAAAACTAAAAGTATTTGACTATCTTGTGCCTGAACAACAACCATCTGGTTACTTTACTATTCTAAATATAACTGAAGAAGATATTGATGCAGAAGGCGGTTGGCCAATACCAAGACAAAGACTAGGTGAAATACATAAACAAATTATAGATGCTGGTGCGTTAGGTGTAGGTTGGGTTGTTAGTTTTCCACATCCAGATAGATTTGGAGGTGATGAATTTTTTGCAGACTCTCTTTCCTATGGTACATCTATTTTGGCTTCATTTGAATACCCAAATCAAATATACCCAAAAACTGTTGGCACGGTAATCAAAGGTCCTGATGTTGGTGGTATGCTAGCAAAGGGTGTGGTACAGAATACTCACAACCTCAGAAGAAACTATATACAAGAAGGTATATCTGCTGCACCCACCGATCTTGATAATCTAGTCAGACGTATACCACTACTACTTAAAACACCAGACGGTTATGTTAGTTCCTTTGGCACAGAAGTATTAAAAAGTTTAGTAGGCGCAAAAACATACATCATTACAACCAATGACATTGGTATACAAGAAATATCTGTCAGAGGATTGCCACCAATCAAAACAGATAGTCTTGGTCGTAAATGGATTAGCTGGGTAGATACACCACAAACTAATTTACAAGAATTAGATGTTGCTAATAAGTTTGTATTTGTTGGGATAACTGCACCAGGAATCATGCCACAAGTTGCAACACCGACTGGATTATTAGAACCACATAAGATTCAAGCTGCATTATCTGAGTCAATCTTGATAGAAAACTCTCCAAGGATTCCAGATTGGTCATTAGCGGCCGAAATTTTGATTTTTGGAATTTTCGTGTCGTTGACATGGCTCACAATCAATTATCTCGGTGTAGTTAAGGGTCTAAGTATTGCTGTAATTTTGCTCTTCACCACGGGCTTCTCAGGAGTTTTTAGCGTTCAGAAAGGCATTTTGTTGGATTTTTCATGGACTTTTATCTCACAAATCATAACTTCTACTGTTGCCTTCTATGTAAACTACAAAAAGCAATATAAATTGCGTCAACAAATCAAAAAACAGTTTGAACATTATTTAGATCCAAGACAAATAAAACGATTACAAGATAATCCTGAATTATTAAAACTTGGTGGTGAAAAAAAAGAAGCTACATTTTTATTTACAGATGTCAGAGGCTTTACATCTTTGTCAGAAAAACTAGCACCAGAAGAAGTGACCAAGATTATGAACAAAGCTTTGACCATACAATCAGATGCAGTACAAAAACATGGTGGCATGGTAGATAAATATATTGGTGATGCAATGATGGCTATATTTAATGCACCAATAGATTTAGATGATCATAGAAGTAAGGCAGTTGAAACTGCTATAGAAATAAAAGAAAACATGAAAAAAGCAGACTTAGGCATTGATATCGGCATAGGTATAAATACTGGCACAGCTGTTATTGGTAACATGGGTAGTGATACAAGGTTTGATTATTCTGCTATAGGAGACTGCGTAAATACAGCAGCAAGACTAGAATCAGCTACTAAAGAAGTAGGAAAAGATATATTGATTGGTTATTCTACTGCCATAAATTGTAAATTTGAGTTAAAATTATTGAAACCGATAAGTGTCAAAGGCAAAAGCCAGAAACTATCGATATATACAATACAGGAGTAAACATTATGCCAATGGTAGGAAAAAAGAAATACTCATACACTAAAGCTGGTATGAAAAAAGCAAAAGCAGCCGCAAAGAAAGCTGGTAAAAAAGTGTCATACAAAAAGACAAAATGATTGACAAACTGATAGGTCCAGTAAGCGATATAGTTAGTAAGCTAGTTCCTGATAAGGACTTACAAGCAAAACTAAACCATGAACTTAAAACCGAACTACATAAAGCGAATATGGCTCAGATTGAGATTAATAAAATTGAAGCTGGTCATAAATCTATATTTGTTAGCGGATGGCGGCCGTTTGTGGGCTGGACTTGTTCTATTGCTATGCTTTATCATTTTTTGCTCCAGCCTATCATCGTCTTTGCATTATCCGCAGCTGGAGTATCTTTTGTATTACCATCCTTTGACATGGGATCGTTAATGACTGTATTAATGGGTATGTTAGGACTTGGTGGTTTACGAACATTTGAAAAGACTAAAGGAGTTGCAAGGAAATGAGTTGGGATAACTTTAAACTAGAAGAGTTTGCTTGTAAGCATTGTGGCGAAAACAAAATAGAACATGAACTTATAGATAAACTACAAGCACTCAGAACTGATTGTGGTTTTCCATTTAAGATAACAAGTGGTTTTAGATGTGCAGATCATCCTGTAGAAAAAAACAAAACAAAACCAGGAACACACGCGTTAGGTTTAGCAGCAGATATAGGTGTTAGAGGTAAACAAGCATTAGAAATTATATCTAAAGCTACAGATTATGGTTTTACTGGTATTGGTGTAAATCAAAAAGGTAATGCTAGGTTTATACACTTAGATATATCTAAAGACTCACAAGGTCGACCAAGACCACACATTTGGAGTTACTAATGGACCCATTAATGTATTGGAACATTATTATTACTTTAGTAATTGCACCTATAATACATGGTATAAGAACAAACGCGACAGAATTAAAAAGAGTTGATATACTACTCAATAAGACTCGAGAAGAAGTAGCTAGAAACTATGTTACTAAAGAAGAATTTGCAATAAGCATAGATAGAGTTATAGATCGTTTAGATAAACTAGACGCAAAGATGGACAAATTAATTACAGGTTAGATATGATTTTAGGATTTCCAAAAACAAGCAGTTTTTTTAATGATGAGTTTTTAAGAAACTTACAAGATGTAACCCAGTCAAGCACCGGTGAAGGTTTTGGTTTTGAAGATCGTTTACCTCCAATGTTTAGGCCTGGTCGAGGATTTACACCACCTCCAGGATTTAGACCTCCACCAGGTTTTAGACCAGCACCAGGTTACGTACCACCAGGATATACTGACCCAACACAAGGCCCTACATTAGGTCCAGATGATTTCGGTAGTTATTCAATACCTTTTACAGATCCAACATATAGTTCTGGTTTCAATTACGCACGTTCTATAGCAGGCGGCATACCAATGTCACAAGTTATTGCACCAGGCGTAAGCTATTCACCAGATCAACCAATGGGTTACACACAAGAACAATTAAATACACCTGTTGGTACAACACCAACTACACCACCTCCAACCCCGCCTACAACTCCACCTCCACCAGATGACCCTGGATTTTTCGGTGGTATCGGCGGTGTAACAATACCAATGCCACCTCCGCCTCCTGGCTTCTTTGACATATTTGGCGGTAGACCTCCATCTGGAGCTGGCGGTTCTGGGCTACCCGAGGGTTACAGTTACGATAGACCTATGGATGGAACATATACATCTGTAATGCCATCACCAGGTATGAGATATGCCTACGGTCCTGATGGAGACAGAATAGAAGTGCCAGATAATAGAAGTACAGGTGGCACGCCACCAGTTAGCACTGGTCCTTTAGGTGACTTATTGACAAGTCTTTTAGGAGGAATGGGTGCAGGAACAGGCGGTACAAGAGGTCTAAGCGATGAACAAGTAGGAGATGGTATGCCAACACCATTTATCAATGTTGGAGGTCCAGTACCTATTAGAGGCCCACAACCTGTTTTAGTTGGAGGTCCAGCGCCTATTAGACACCAACCTGTTAAAGTTGGAGGTCAACCACCTGTAGACGATGATTTTATAAGTGGTCCTCGTCCTTTGCCTGGTTTTGATGCTGAGCCTATTTTAGTTGGAGGCCCACCTTCATTACCTGGAGGAGGTACAACTGTCCTTCCAGAACAACAACCAGTATCAGGATTACCTGTACCGCCAGTACAAACTATACAACCTGGTTTAGGAGGTATAACAAGCAACCCTATGGGTATAACACCAATAGCACCTTCTATGGGCGGTATGGGTTTACCCTCTCTTCCACAAGCACCTATCGTTCCTGACTTAGGTTTACAAGGACCAGGTGGCGGTAGATTTTCTGTAGATCAATTGCTTGGATTAATTTAATGTCGGTATCACACGAAGAAGTAGTAAAAGCTGCACAAGCTGAACAAATACTAAATAGTAATGTTTTTAAAGAAGCTATAGAAAATCTTAAAAACGAATACATAACACATTGGTTAAACTCACGGGAGATTGCAGATGTCACTGCAAGAGAAGATATTCACAGATCATTACTGTTATTACCAGAAGTTGAAAGACATCTGCGTATCATTGCAGAGAAAGGTAAGCTAACAAAAGCTAATATAAACAAAATTAGAAAAATCGGCTAAACCTTCCCTTTTACCACATTATTGATATAAAATACCCTTAAATACAATTAAGGAGTATTTATATGAGCAATAACGGAAAACCGACTGCTTTACAAACTGATAATGAAGTTGCTACTTCTATGTTTGAAAGTTTCTTAACCCCTGAAGAGGATAAGGTTGAGGATGCAGTCACAGAAACAGAAGAGGTAGTTGAAGAAGAAGTCCTTGCAGAAGAACTTGAAACACCTGAAGATCTTGAAGAAGATGTAGAAGATGATGAAGAGTTTGACGAAGAGGACGAACAAGATGAAGAACAAACCGATGTTGAAGAGGAAGCCTTGCAACCTCAGACATTTACAGTAAAAGTAGATGGTCAAGAAGTTCAGGTTACGCAAGAGGAACTCATCAACGGCTATTCTCGTCAGCAAGATTATACGCGCAAGACACAAGAACTCTCTCAACAGCGTAAGACTATTGAGCAGCAGCAAGCAGAGTTAGCGCAAA